TAAATAAATTATGAAACAATTTAATTTAATGCGACTTATGGATAGTTGTTGTGTAAACATAGATGACGAATACTATGATGAGCTTATGGACTATTTACTTGAACTAGATGTAGATTTAAACCAATTAAACATTGATGACTTAGTAGTAAATGGAGTACAATTCATAGAAAGTGGAGCTCAAGCTCTACAAGATTTCTACGTTTTAAAAGAAACCGACACTGGATGTTGGGTAATATAAAATAAATAAATTATGGAATACAAAATTGAAGGAAAACCAGTAGAACAATACTGGACAGAAAAAATTGCTAAACATTTAGTTGGCAAGAAAATAACAAAAGTAGAGTACATTCCTAGAGATGAAGCTGAAGAAAATATGTGGTACAAAAGGCCAATAGCAATACTTTTAGACGACACAGATTGGATTTTTCCAACATCGGATGATGAAGGTAATGATGGTGGTGCAATACATACTACAATGCCAAGCTTAAAATGTATACCAGTAATATCATGAACGAAGAAGTAACCTCTTGTTGTGGTTGTAGTTATGAAGATAGTTTTGTTACTGATTGTTGTGCAGTAGAAATGCATAAAGATGAGGAAATATGCCCATCATGTAACCAACAAACAGATTGTACAGGATACATTTGTAATGAATGTGGCAATTGGACAGAAGATTTAGTTGACTTCAAAGAATACCAAGCTAGAATAGAAGAAAATTATCTTGAAGAAAAAGCTGATGCTAAGCGTAAATATGGAGAATAATTATATATTTGTTAGCTTAAATAAAAACTATGGATAATCACGCAATAGAACAAACATTACTGGGTAAGCTTATAGTAGAACCAGAATTAATAGATAAATATATACAACTACTACATGAAGATTTGTTTGAGTATGATTTTACTAAATCTACATATCATGCTATTATAAATCTACATAGTAAAAATAAGACTATTGATATACTAACTGTATCTAAATTAATAAAAGGAGAAAAAGTTGTGCTAGAATTGTCTGAAATGACAGAAAAAGCTTTTGATTTTATGGAAATTATTACATGTATAGGCGTGCTAACAGAAGAATTTCAAAAACGCACACTTACTGGCATAGTACATGATGTTCACAATCAACTAAGCAATAGAGATGAGTTAGAGCTTATAGTTGGTAATTTGACTACAGAAATGTCAAAACTACAAATAGGCAAGCCAGAAGTTTTAGGAGACATTAACACACAGATAAAAAACTTTTTAGATGATATCCAAATTAGAATGAATACAGACGGTTTGTTAGGCATAGCTTCTGGATTTCAGGCTATTGATAGGTTTACAGGTGGTTGGCAAGAAACAGATTTAATTATAGTAGGCGGTGCATCATCTATGGGTAAAACTAGTTTTGCGCTTGCCTTAGCGTATAATGCCGCTAAATATACCAATACGTCAACAGTTATTTTTTCTTACGAAATGAGCGCCTTACAATTGCTTAGAAGACTTGCTTCTATGGAGTCAGAAATAAGCAATAGGTATATAACCAACGGAACGCTTAATGACGGAGAATTAGCTAAAATACACGAAGCTATTGGTAATATAGAAAAAATACCTTTACATATAGACGAGGGTAATATTACATCTTTAGGGTATTTGGTACATAGAATTAAAGAATATGTAAAAAACAAAAACGCTAAACTTGTTATGATAGATTATTTACAATTAGTAAGCTCTAAAAGTAAATCTGGTAGTCGTGAGCAAGAAGTTAGTAAAGTAGCTAGAACATTAAAAAATTTAGCTAAAGAATTGAATATCACTGTAATAGCATTAAGTCAACTTAACAGAGGTGTTGGCATGCGTAATAACAGTAAACCAACATTATCGGATCTTAGAGAATCAGGCGAAATAGAGCAAGCTGCAGATGTAGTTATGTTAATACCGTCCTGAATACTATGGTATAGAGTATAATGATGATGGAAAAGAAAGCAAGGGTACTGCTAATATTATATTTGCAAAAGGTAGAAATATTGGTGTTGGTGAAATAACCCTTAGTTTTAAAAGTGAAATAACAAAATTTATAGACTATGAAGAAATTTAATATTATAGGTAAGTACCCAATAATGGCAACAATTGTAATTGGTACAGTTGTGTTTGTGCTTGGCCCTATTATGTTTGCCTTAATTATTGCAGGTATTATTGTACTGCCAATGTATTTAGCTGTTCAAATACTTGGTGATACAGATTAATATTGTATATTTGTCTCTTAATGGACAAGAAAAATAGAGGCATATCAAAAGTAAGATCTATTGTAAATGAAATAGCTTACGATTTAGGAATTGACAAAAAACTTGTTAGACAAGTATTACTCTTAACATTTAAAGAGCTAGCTGTTACTTTATTGCTTAGAGGTAGACCTGTTATGATAAGAAGATTTGTAAAATTTGTAGTTGCCGCTACAAGAGTTAGCAAAATGGCACAAAACAATAGAAAAAAACAAAAACAAGAATCAAAATGAATTTAGAAGATTTAAGTAAAGAAATACCATTTAAGTGGCGTGTACAGTCCACTAAATTTGGAAAAACAACATGCGTGGCTTATATAGACGCTAGAGACTGTATGGATATACTAGACAAAGTATGTGGTCCTGAAAATTGGCAAAGTATATTTTATGAAGCAAATGGATTATTATTTTGTAAAGTAGGTATTTGTTGTGATTCAAAAGACAATGAGTCTGAAGTTGCATATCATCAATGGGTGTGGAAATCAGACACAGGATCAGAATCTAAAGTAGAAAAAGACAAAGGTCACGTATCAGATGCATTTAAACGCGCATGTGTAAAGTGGGGTATAGGCAGGTTCTTATATAGACTACCAATACAAACCCTGCAAACTAAACAATGGAAAGGTAAGGACTATCCTTATGCACCAGAAAAAGATAAAATTATATTTGACGGCAACACACTAACTAAATATATTAATTGGAAAATTAAAAATAATAAATAATGGAAAGCTCAATACCAAAAAACAGTATAAATACACCGCTTAAACCAACACGACAAGAACTTATGGAAAAATTAGAATCATTAGTTATTGAACACAGAAGAGTAGTAAATAATAGCAACGATATTAAACTACAACTAATAGAAGAAAGAGAAAAGTTAAACAAAATAACAAACATTTTAAACAAATAAATATGGCATTACCATTTAATTTAAACGCAACAACAACAAAAAGAGCAAAAGGTGAAAAAGTAGAATACATTACACCTGGGGCACACGAATGTAAAATTACAGGACTAACTACATCAGATCAATTAGATGACTACAAAGGGTCTCCATTTATACAATATGCTGTTACAAGTAACGGTAAGGTTGGTAGATGTAGGTTTTGGGTTGTAAAAGAAACTGACAAACAATCAACACAAGAATGGAAAACTAAGCAAATAAAAGATTTTCTAATTAATGCAGGAGTACAAGATTTTAGTGATGACAGTAAAGCTATGAACAGTGCTATTGGTAATAACTTAATGATTGCTTTTATATCAGAAGAATATATAAGTAAAAATAGAGACAATGAAGAGCCTGTTATTAGGACTGCAACTAAATATAGATGGTCGTCAAAAGTGGGTGGTAAGTGTACATACAACAATGATATGAACCAAACTCTAACTGATGAGCAGATGGCTGATTTTAGTAAACAACATTCTGATTGGTCAAATGCAAATAGCTCTATGAGTGCTACTGCGGCTGATGATGACATGCCCTTCTAAATAAATATAAATGAGAGAGATAACAGATCCCTAGGATCAGGTAAGCGTTCCGAAACTCGGTAGCAGACAAGATCTCAACCGACAATCGGATGAAACTTTTAAGACTTAAATGCGCCAAATTCCAAAAGGGTGAAACTCTCAAATTTATTATTATCTTTGCAATATGGCAGAGATATTTATAGCAGGAAATGTTCCATCTAGTAAGAACGGAAAAAGATGGACAGGAAAGTATTTGATTCACTCCAAAACAGTGATGAATTACATAAAAAACACAAAACAAGACTGGATTAAAAACAAAGAAAAGTTTAAAGAGTTAATTAAAGACAAGGAAATGCCATACAAAATAGAATTTACATTTATAAGAAATAGTAGAAGAAAGTTTGACTACATAAATCCTTGCCAAACTACACAAGACTTAATGGTTACATATGATTATATAGAAGATGATAATTGTAACTGTATAATACCTAGCTTTGGGGAATATAAGTACGACAAAGAAAATTCAGGAGTAAAAATAAAAGTATTATGATAGAAAACGAATCACTAAAAGATTACTTTGAAGAGTATTGTAATAAAGTAGATATAACACTAGAACAGTTGTATTCAAAATCTAGAAAAAGAGATTTAGTAGAAAAAAGAATGGTGTTAATGTACACTTTAAGAAAATCAGTAGGAATGACTTTACATAAAATAGCTGATGCTTTAGATAAAAATCATGCAACTATAATACACGCTGTAAAAAGTATAGAAGATTTTATAGTAGTATACCCTCACATTCAAAGATTTTATGATATAGCTGACGAATGCTTAGGTAATCATAAAGAAAATTTAATAGAATTTTACAGATCTCCAATCTTTACAGAAGTAGAAAGAAATAGAGCTTTAGTAGACATATTAATAGACAGTAATGGTAAACTTAAATCAAAAATTAAAAAACTAAACAAACAATTAAATGACATCAAAAACTAGAAAAAAGAAAGAAAAAGTTAAAATTATGGGCACAAGCTACAAAGTAGAAGCGCCTATTTCAGACACATTAAAAGCAATGTCAGAAGCTTTAAGGTCACACGAAGTGGCACTACTTACATGGGTTCATAAAGACTATAAAGCAACAGATTTATTACCAGAAGAAATTAATGGTTTTAGAGATAGTTTAAATGAATATTGTTTACAGATACCAGAAGCAGAAAACATATTAAAAAGAATGACAGAGCTAGACAATCAATTAGAAGAAGATATTAAAAACAAAACAAAGGAAGAAAAAGAAAATCAAAACAAACAAGAGAAAGATTCGGGAGCAAAGGAATAATTTACTACTTTTGTAGAACTTTCTTGTCCGTGTTTTCATGGAGTTTTTGTTTTGATGCATTGGGGCCTTCCTTCGGGAAGGTCTTAATGTCTACAAACAACACAATGAAATTAATAACAGATCACAACCTAACACATTACAACTACTATCAGGATACAAACTATGTATCTAACAGTATGTTGAGTAACCTTACTGGTAAATCACCAGAATATTTTAAATTTGCTATAAACAATCCACAGCCCTCTACACCTGCTATGAAGTTTGGTTCAGCATTACACATGAATGTATTGCAGCCAGAAGAATTTAATAAACATTATGCAGTAGCTCCTAAGTTTGACAAAAGAACTAAACAAGGCAAAGCAGATTATGCAGAATTTGTTAAATCAAATTTACTTAAAACTGTAGTGTCAGAACAAGACTATCACCTAATAATGCAAATGACAGAAAAGTTAATGAGAGATAGTGATGCTAAGCTTATGCTAACTAACGGTCTTAAAGAACAGATTATAGCATGGAACAATGAAGAGTACGATGTTAAGTGTAGAGGTATGCTAGATGTATACAATAAGAATGCTAATATTATAGTTGATCTTAAAACTACACAGGATAGCTCTTATTACGGCTTTGCAAGCTCTGTAAGGAAGTTTAAGTACTATAAGCAGGCTGCATTCTATATGGACGCTATAGGTGCTGAGGAGTTCTATATTGTAGCTATAGAGAAAAACGCTCCATATAGTCTTAATATTATACAAATAGGTGATGATCTGCTTGATAAAGGCAGAGAAATGTACAGTAGAGACCTAGAAATATATAAATATTGTACAGATAATAATTATTGGCCTAGCCAAGGATTTGATTATCTTGACAAAAAATCAGAAAGAAGTATACATATAATGAACGAAGATATATTATGAAAAATTCAGTAGTATTTGAAGGGGGTATTGACAAGGTCAGTACTTTAGCAGACGGGAGCCTACGTATCTATGTAGGTACTCCTGAGCTAGCACATGAAACTATGGTTAATCTATTTGGATTAATCAAAAAACCAGGTTATGTATTAATATCAGCTAATCATATTAATCAAGACCAAATAGACGCAGTAGACAAGGCAAG